GGTCGCAGTCGGGGCACGTACCATCGGGAACTGCAAGACCGCACGTTCCGCAAGCGATCGAGCGCTCAGCGTTGCGCGCTTCGTGCTGCGCCGTGATCTGCTCTTCTTCGAACACGGAACCGGCGGGGCAGTCGCACGAGATGCGACCTTCCGGCTCATCGATGTAACCGCGATTCCCACAATCGGGGCAAGACGTGTCGGCTTCGACGCGCTCGTCGGCTGCGGCATCGCGAAGCATCTCGGCGCGAATGGCTGCGCCCTCGATGAGCATCTGATCGTACTCGGCGTCGGAGTAGGAGTCGCTGCCGAAGTAGAACGCTGCCATTTTCGTATTCTCCCTGTTCGCTGCCCGCGCTCACAATCAAGCGCACTCTTACTCTAAACTAAGTTTGAGCGCGTGTCAAGTGGTTTCCGCAAGAAAGTTTTCGGAAACGGTATCGTACTCGGGAAAGCGGGGCAAGTCGCGAGCGAGCATGTAACGTGCGATCGAAGCTGCGAGCGAGACGGCGAGACGGCGATAGGTGAGCGCGATCAGCCAGTCGCTAGCTACGCGAGATGAGTAGACGTAAGCGAGCAGATCGCGATCGAGCGAGTCGCAGCGATCAGCGAAGTTTATGGAATCGCAGTCTGAGCACGAGAGAAGCTGAGCGTTCGTGGGAAGCTTGGTGCGCGTCATGGTGCGTTCCTTTCCGCGAATGCGTATCGAATGATGAGAGCAGCGCTAGGTCGGTCTAGCGCTGCTCGTGACGAAAATCAGTATTCTGCGTTTGCGTAAAACTCGTCTTTGCGATTCTGATACCGCTGATCCATCGCTGCGAGCGTGTCGCGAACGTTTGCGGAAAGTGATTCAAGCTGCGCGCGATAGCGGCTGTCGGGTGTCGCGGTGATTGCGCGATTCAAGCGCTGCTCCCACTCTTGCAAGCGGGCGTACTCTGCGGTATCGATGCCGAACATTGCGATTCTCCTTCGTTGCGGTTAGTTTCCGAAAAGCTTCGTCGCTTCGGCGTGCAGCACGGAGAGCGAGATCGCGAGACGTTCCACGAGTCGCTGCTGATTGAGCGCTGCGGCGCGAGCGGTGTGATAGCCCGGTTCGGTTTCGTGCAGACGGCGATAGGCGCGAGTCAGTTCGTCCCGCAAGCCGCTTTCGTAAGAGACACGCGCGGCGAGATGTTCGATCGTGGCGAGATAGGCGTCGTGTAAGCTCATTGGTGCGCTCCTGGCCGCTCACTAAGCGACGATTTACGGAAATGTGTCGATACAGTCGTGTGGGTGGTCCGTCTCGTCTATTTGTCGTACACCGGAACGTACCACCCTCTAGATTCTGCTCGTAAACGAGCAAGCTCTTTGCGCATCGCTCGTTCTGTCCGAAAGTAGATAACTCTCTTGGTATCGTGATTGAGAATGCCCCAGCAGTATCGCGTCATCTCTGTGATCCTTTCTTTCGAACTGCGCTCGCTAGCCCCGAAGTTGAGACTAGCGAGCGCAACGTGAGTGGAGCGAGCTACAGGCCGAGCTTGCGAGCACATTCGGGGCCAACACCGCGCGAGATAGAAGCGGGAACGGTGAGCTTGCGATTGCACTTCCAGCAGTTGCCGGATTCGAGTGCGTAAGCGTAGCCCGCTTCGGCGTGGTTGTCGCCTTGCAGCAAGTAGGCGAGAGCAGATTGCAGGAGCGCGCTACCGTTGCGGAACTTCTTCCAGATGATCGCCTTGCCCGTGGAAGAGACGAACGCGAACCCGACGTAATCACCTTCGTTGCACGGGCCGTTGAGGAACTTCGCAACGCGAGTGCCGCGAAACTTCTCGGCGTCGTCCCAGTGATCGGTCAGCTTGATCGTGCGGCGCTCGCTACCCATGACGACGGTGTACGTGCCGTTCGGGACTGCGCGAAACTGCTTGTCGGCGCTCACGAACGTCTGCGCTTCTTCGACAGTGATTGCGGTCGGCGTTGCGGAAATCTGCTCGCGCTTCTCGCGACTGTAGAAAGCATCTTCGGCGCGCTGATCTTGCAGCTTCGCGAACTGCGCTTCCGCAATCTCGATCGCGATGTTCTGCTCAGCGGCGGGCTTGCGATTCGTAATCAGCGAAGCTGCGTAGTCGGTCGTCGGGGCGGTGCGGATACCGTTGATGTGCGCGTACACTTTGCGCAGTTCGTCGCGCTGCGCGGTGAGCGTGTCGATCTGCTCGGTCAGCGCCTTGCCCTTGATCGCGATCATCGAGAGGATTTCGGTCATCGTGTGGCCGCTGTTCATCAGCGAGAAAGCGTGCGCGAGAGCGGTTTCGTAGGTGATGGTGGCGCTCATCGGATTTTGCTCCTTCGTGTCGTTCGTCGCGCTCTCAATCGAGCACGCTCTAAGATTACTCTAATTCTCGGGACGTGTCAAGTGGTTTTCAAAGAGAGGTTTGCGGAAATTAGGTGCTGCGCACGGAGAGCGTTTCCGCAATCGTGCGCAGCACCGAAACGTTATTCGTGAATGCGCCAGTCCTCGGGGCGTAGTGGCTCGCTGCTGAACGCGACGATCGCTTGGGGTGTGGGTGTTTCGGAGCAGAAGTAGACGATATCGCCGCGACAAACGTAGATGCGCCCGCCGTGCGTTTGGACGAACGTCTGCGCAGCGGTGGCGGCGTCTGTCGATGTTTCGAAAGCTTCGGAGAGCAGCGAGGCGAGATCGCGATCCCGATCGAAGTTCGGGGTATCAGTCGATATGCTCACGTTCGAGACTCCTTTCCGCGTCGAGGTGAGTGAGGTGCAGGAGAGTGTGAGGGACTTCGATGCGCAGTCCGTTCGGTAGTTCGATGAAAGCGGTGTCGGGGTAGGCGTTGAGCACGTCTACGGCGAAGATGCTGCGAAAGGATACGGTGCAGCGCTGACGTCCGAACTCTGCGGGAGCGGTCACGGTGACGATCAGAAAGCGACGATCAGGATCGGACATAGCGAGAGTGTTCCTTTCTGTAAATTCGCTTCGCTCGCGGTTTGTCGAAGGGTTACGGGGATACGCGAGCGAAGCGAACTGCGAAACTTCTTCGTGAGCGAGCGTTAGTGAGCGAACGGCGTATCGGTGCCCTCGTCTGCGAGGATTTGCTCGATCGCGTAGCCGAGATCGAGCAGCGTGGTTACGAGGATCGTGGACCACTGGATGTGGCGAGTGTGCGCGCCGTCAAGACCGATCTGGAGCTTCGCCGCACCTTCTTCCGTGTCGAAGCAATAGCGAAAGTAGATATCTTGCTCGCGCAGATAGAGCGGATCGATCAGCATCGTTTCGGCGGTAGGCGAGTCGCGGAAGATGCCGAGCGCGGCGAGCAGATTGTGAAATTCGCGAATGCGCTTCTCTTGCTTGTCGCGCTCAATGCGCAGACGTTCGCGATCGGCTGCTGCGCGCTCGTTCGCAACTTCGGAGAGGGCGCGCAAGATGAGTGGAGAAGGTTCGGCCTGGTAAGAGACGGTGACGCGCAGCGTGATCGGGACGTCGGTCGGTTTCATCGCTGACTCCTGTTCGCTAACCGCGCTCGCAATCAAGCGCACTGTAAGTGTAAACTAAAGGCGAGAGAGAGTCAAGAGTATGTGAGCTGTAGCGAACACGTTTACAGAAAGCGCGCCGGTTGTCGATATAGGGCTGAGGGTAGCTCGGGGCGGGTCGCCAACTGAGGGTGAGCGCTTCGAAGCGCAAGGGCAAGCTAGCGAGCGAGAGCGGGCTAAAGTGCTGCCCTTTGTGCCCCGGCTGAGCGGTGGGAAGCGGCGGGGGAGCGAGAGTGTTACGAGTCATCTGATACCTCGGGCGAGTTTACGATCGGATTGTGTAAAGTGCTATCCGCAGTTTGCTAAGCACGTTTATGGAAATGTGTCAGGTATAGAGAGTGCGAGACGCAGATCGGCTGCTGCTCGCTGTGCATCGGCATAGCCTTGACGAGTTAGCGGAAAGTCGCCGTTGCGATAAGTTTTGTTCCCGCCGCGATACGGTGTCGGATACGTGGTGATCATGACGTGAAATCGCTTCTTGCGCACGGTGATGCCGAGATCGAGACGATCGGGTATGTATAGCTGCTCGGAGTCGGGGAGCGTGGGAAGTCGTTCGCCGTCGTCGTATGGTGTGTCCCACAGTTCGAGAATGTTATCGGGGAGATCGCCGCTCATTTTGTATTGCCTTTCTGTAGCTCTTCGCGAAGTCGCGCGGCGCGTGCTGCTGCGAGCGTCAGGCCGTCCGGTGTGCGAGGGAAGTAGCCGCCGCTATAGCGAACGTTATTGCGGCGAATCTGAACGTGGTAGCGGTTGTGTACGATATCTTCGTAGACGTTGCGCACGCCGGTCGCTGAGCGGATCGGGGTAGACGGTTTGGGGAGATGACGCAACGTAACAGCAGCATTCTTGGGATAGCCGGATTTCGATCGCGGTCGAGGCTTGCGTGGATGCTGATGTGCGAGTGCGAGCGCTGCTGAGCGCGCGGCGTGCCAACCCTGCTCGCTCAAAGGGAAGTAGCCGCCGAAGTAGCGTTCGCCGTCTTGCACGAGCAGTACGACATAGCGCGAGAGTTTGCGATCGATGCGCACACCGTGTATACCGGATTGGGGTGTGTAGGGCACGAGCTACGCTCCTTTTCGTAAATGCGAACACTAGCGAGCGAGCGTAAGCGAGACTAGCTATCGGGATACTTGTCGCGGCCCGGTGAGACAAGCGGTGTTCCGTCTGCGCGATACCAGACGCCGTTTAGCTCGTACTCGCCCGCGCCGATCTCGGTGACGGTGTTGAGATCGAGCGTGGGAGTAGGAGTGCCGGAAATGGCTGTCCGAGCAGTCGCAGCGAGCGTGGTGCGATCGGGGAGAGAGGGCGGCAGGAGATCGAGCAGTTGTGGCGGCGTTGCTGCTTCGTTCGTGAGATACGAGTGAAGTTCGGTGACGGTATCGGGAGAGTAGAGACGTTGACGGAGACGATAGTTCGCGGCTAGCTCGGAGTCGGCTAGCTCGGAGGCAATGATCGCCGTTTCCCACTGATAGGCAATCAAGCGAAACACTTCGATGAGATCGGAGAGATCGGTGCGCAGTTGACGAGCAGCGGTGAGCTTTTCGAGAATGATGCGATCGTTCTCGTTTGCGACTGCTGAGCCGAGAGTACCAGGGAGATCGCCCACGAGATCATCGATGCCGAGATGTTTTGCGGTGATGCTGTAGAGTGTTGCGATGATCTTCGTGTTGAACATATTTCCAGAAAGTGTTGCGTAGACACTCGCTGGAGAAACCGAAATTTCCTTGACTACTTGGTTGACAAGTTTCGGAATTTCGGGCTTGTGCTCGATGACGAAATTTAGCTGTCGTTCGTACTTCTCGCGCGCTGCGGGCGAGAGAGAAAAGCGCTGCCGGTGAGACATTTTCGTTCCTTTCAGCTAACGACGCGCCGCTACGTGCGACACTGAGAGTATATCATAGCATGTTAGAAGGTGCAACACAAAACGAAAGGTGACAGAATAGAGTAGGTGCTGACTTAGAAGCATTATCGCTGATTCTGGTCAGCGCTGGTCACGCTTGCTGTGATTAGAACTACGGAACGCTGCTCTTAGTGCAGCAAATTGGGACGCGCTCGAAACTTTCCAGTAGTACCTTAGAGTCGAATAAAATCGAGAGTTTTCTAATAATTAGTATTTATTGTATTGTACGTTCTGTGTATTTCTGTTTCGCGTGAAGTAGACAAAAATATACATACATACTAACTAATAGAATATAGGGTTATAGAAATACAAGTTAGAACGGAATGCTTAGTTATAATCAATTCTAAGGTACTACTGGAAAGTTTCGAGCGCGTCCCGCTTCTAAGCACTAAAGAGACGTCTCAGACTTCGTACATCGAGCGAGTTTGCCTACAAATCTTACACTTGTATCGTGTCAGTTTCCCGCGATGTATGTCCGTCAGACGAACAAGTTTCGCCCTCTGGCGCTTTTCGAGATTTGTGGTATACTCGCAGACATACGGGACCGAACGATCGCGGAGTAAAACGATGAGCGTACCGATCCACCCGATCGAGATTGTCGATATCGCTTCGTTGCACCCGCACCCGCGAAACTATAATGCGCACCCTGACGAGCAGCTAGCGCATTTGGACGCTTCGCTCAGCGAGCACGGATTTTACAGAAATATCGTTATCGCTGTTGACGGGACGATTCTTGCGGGTCACGGCATGATCAAGACGGCGCACGAGAAGGGCATGAAACAAGTCCCGGTCGTGCGCCTTCCTATTGAGCCGGATTCGATCGCCGCGATCAAGGTGATGACGGGCGACAATGAGACGGCTCGGCATAGCGACGTCGATGATCACGCGCTCGCGCGTCTACTCAAAATGGTGTACGAGGACGATCCCGTGACGGGGCTACTCGGCACGGGCTACGATGACGATATGTACACGTTGCTGCTGCACAATACGCGCGATATGGACGAGCTACCTCCGCTGAACGATCCTGCCGAAGCGTGGAAAGATATGCCGGAATTCAGTCAGCTTGATATGACGCCGATCAAGCAAGTGATCGTGAATTTCGCGAGCGAGAGCGATCTGGCGGATTTCGCGGAGATGGTCGATCAGAATGTCTCGATGACGACGAAGAGCATATGGTTTCCCGAAGCGCCGCCATTGCAACCTAGAGATGCGGTGTTCGTCGCCGGGAGCGCGATCGATGAGGAATAAGTATCCGCTCTATATCGTCTCGAAAGGTCGCTGGCAGCACGAGCGGCGGCTAACTACTCGCGTGCTCGAAATGATGCATCTTCCTTATTATATCGTCGTTGAGCAGCAAGAAGCGGAAGAGTATCGCGAGACGTGTGATCCGAAGCTCGCTACGGTGCTCGTGCTCGATGCTGCATATCAGCGCGACTACGATACGTGCGACGATCTCGGGGATAGCAAAGGTAAGGGGCCGGGACCGGCGCGAAACTTCGTCTGGGATCACGCGATCAAACTCGGTTTCGCGTGGCATTGGGTGATGGACGACAATATCCACAAGTTCTATCGACTGTACCGCAACATGAAAATTTTATTGGGCGACGGGGCTGCATTTCGCGCGATGGAAGATTGGTGCGAGCGTTACGCGAATGTGGCGATGGCGGGACCGAACTATCGCGGCTTCGCGAGTCAGCGATCGGTGGTGCCGCCTGTCGTGTTCAACACGCGCATATACTCTTGCAATCTCATTCGCAACGATATCCCGTTTCGCTGGCGTGGTCGCTACAACGAAGATACCGATCTCTCGCTGCGAATCCTGAAAAAGAAATGGTGTACCGCGCAGTTCAACGCCTTCTTGCAGGATAAGGCGCGAACGCAGACAGTGAAGGGAGGGAATACTGCGGAGTTTTACGAAAAAGAAGGTACGCTAGATAAGTCTCAGATGTTGGTGAAGCTTCACCCCGACGTCACGAGACTTGTTTGGCGTTTCGGTCGGCTGCATCATCACGTCAACTACGCTGGCTTTCGCAACAATCGTCTAAAGTTGCGAACTGACGTCGTGCTCTCGTCACAAGCGAATGAGTACGGTATGGAACTTGTTACCGCATCGCGAGATGCTGTTGCTACAAAGGTTCTCTAATATGGCTGCTACGTTTGCGGATACACAGCAACATGCGATTGTTACTCGTCAAACAAAAGTAGCGCAGTTGCGTTTGGCGGGAGTTACGAACCAGAATCGTATTGCAAACATTCTGCAAGTTGATCAGCGCACCATATCAGCAGACTTTGCGGAGATAGATCGCTTCTGGCGCGAAAAAGCTGCGGTTGATATCGCTTCTGCAAAGGGGCAGGATATCGAACGATGCGAACGACTGATCGCCGCTATCTGGGAAGAAGCGATCAAAGGCAAACTCGCTGCGATCAAGATGGTTGTTACGCTGATGGAGCGGCGTGCGAAGTTGCTTGGACTCGATGCGCCAATCACTGTCAACGTCGTGCAGGACGAAGCGCGCAGACTTGCTGCGGAATTCGGGCTAGACATTGCGGAAATCCTGTCCGAAGCGCAGCGTATCGTATCGATGCCGCAAACGCTCGAACTTGCAGCGGTGAATATGGCGGGGCCGGAACCGAAGATTGAGGAATTCGAGTGAGTGTGTCCGTTGCTTCGGGCTTGACTGTTGCATCGGTGCAGATGGCGGCACTACGCTTAGCCGTGCGCCGTAAGATCGAGCAGCAGAAGCAACAGGAGAGCAGGGAACCGGAAGCGCAATCGGCGCTCGAATGGTCCCGCCGTTACGGGCTTTTCAGAACTGCTGATAATCGCATTCTGCAATACCGCAACGTCGAACGCCCGTACCAAACGAAGCTGCTCACCGATCGCTCGAAACGTATCATCGTCGCGAAGTCTCGTCAGATCGGCGTGTCGAATACGATCGCGTTTCGCGCAGCGTATGAGGCTTCGGTGCTCGGTGGTACGGTGTTGATCGTGTCGAAGTCGCTCGAACAAGCGGTACAGTTCTTGCGCTACGTGTACACCGCGCTCAATAACTCTCCGCATCCGTCTTACGCGAGACGTTCGCTCACCAATCTCGAATTCGTAAACGGCGGGAGCATACTCGCGCAAGCGTCAACGGATAAAGCCGGTCGCGGTACGCCCGCATCGCTCGCGATTCTCGATGAGTACGCATGGCAAGAGTACGCACGCGAGACGATGACTGGCATTATTCCCACGCTTGCCACGACGAACGGCACACTAATCGTGCTGAGCACACCTAACGGTCAAGGTGAGCCGTTCCACGAGACGTGGAGCTACGCGCAGACAGAAGAAGGCAAGCGTATCTGGTCGGCGCACTTTTTGCCGTGGCAAGTCAATCCAGACTGGGACGACGTTTGGGCCGCACGCACGCGCAAGGAGATGGGCGTTCGCGAGTTTGCGCAAGAACACGATGTGGACTTCCTACTTTCGGGCTTGAATGTCTTTAGCTCAGCGCAGATCGAAAGTTTATGGAAACTGCCTAACGAGTACGTCAATCCCGAAACCGGAAACTTTATCATGCCGGTTGAGAAGGGACATAGATACGTCTCGGCGTTCGATATCGGTCGCAAGCAAGACCCGTTTGTGGGTTTCACGTTCGACATTACCGAGAACCCTTTCCGCGTTGTCGCCTACGAACGTTTCGAGACGATGGACTATCCCGATCAAGCTGAGCGCATCGACTCGCGCTATCGTCATTTCATGGGCCACGTTCGCGATGAGCACGTTCCCGCGCATTGGATCATGAATCCGAACATGCTCAGCGACTACGATAAGCCGACGCATAAAGTTTCGGTCGAATCGAACGGTGTCGGTGATCCGTTGATCCAATTCTTGTCCGTGCCCGTGCGCGAATTCACCACGACCGCGCTGACGAAGAAGAATGCGATCGACGCGCTCGCGTTGCTCATGCAACAGGGTGAGCTTATCGCCCCGCTCATTCCGCAATGGAAGCGCGAGCTAACGGTGTATGTGCGCGCAGACGAGAAGTTGGTACAGGATACCGTGATGGCTTCCGCAATCTGTGCGCTCGAATCTGGTCGCCCGTTCGTGCAGCGCGTAGAAACCCTGCCACCGAGCGTGTTCTATTCGGGGTGACACGCCTATCCGCATCGTGCGTATCTACTATCGCAGATATCGTGTCTGCTATAGCATATAAGGAAGGGTAGCACGATGATTCACACCGCCGATCCGCTGACGTGGGCCGTACTGGTTGTTATTCTCTTCACTGTTGTTGCGGTTTTCGTGATCGGAGACACGATACGCAACACGACACGAAAGGACTAGCTCGATGGATGCGCTTATCCACGATCCTCATTTCTGGGAAATCATCATGCTTATCGGGCTGTACATCCTGTGGGTGTTCAGTTGGCGACGTCCCCGGCTTTAGTCCGTCGCCGTGCGCGATCACTGTCGATAGAGAGGCGCGAGAATGCCGCAAGAACTATTCGATAAGCTAACGCTGAAAGCTGTTACCGATGCGGTAGCGGCGCAAGCTCCGTCCGATCTGGCGTTAGCTGCTCGCGCTTACTACGATGGCGATCACTGGCAGAACGGCGACGGATGGATCGGCGCTCGCCCGCCTGCCGGTAGCACGCAAGCTGCAACAGCGATGGCGTTGATCGAATCTGCTTTCGTTTCTGAGAACGTGATACGCGAAATAATCGAGCGACACAAGGCGGGCATTCTCGGACGCGAGCCGCGTTGGTCGTTCGTGCCGGTGCGCCCGTTAGAAGATGGCGAAGCGCCGAACCCGAGCGAGCAGGAGCGCATAGACGAGATCGAAGCGGCGCTAACCGAATGGTGGGACGATCGTCGCCCGCACGCGCTGTTACAAGATGCGTTGATCACTGCGTTACTCGGTGGCCGCGCTTCGCTGCGCATCTTCGTTCCTGCCGATCTGCGCTCAGAAGATAGTACGATTCAAGTTGACGAAGGAATAGCAGGAGCGCTGCAATTCATCTACGTTGACACGCCCGATCCGACGACTGCTGCGGTGCTCATCGATGAGAACAGCCGCGATCAAGTCGGCGCGTTTCTGCGCACGCTCTATCCCGAATCGTCGTTTATGGGAGTGACACCGAGTGGTGCCGGTACGCAAGTTGCGGAAATAACATATGTCAATGACGATGGTACGACCGCGTTGCGTATCATCGACTCGTCATCGGTGATCGATGAGGCGAATCCGCCGCTCGCTCTCGCTCGTCACATCACGCAGCGCGACTTGATACGCAAGCCGATGATCACGAGTCAGGTGATACAATTACAGAAAGCGCTCAATCTTACGCTAACGCAGATGCTCCGAAACGTCAATCTCGCCGGTTCGCTCGAACGCATCATGATCAACGTGATGCCTCCTGGCGAGTATGTCGATACGGCGGGTAAGCCCTACGTGCAAGGTGTGAGCACCGGAGCGCGTGTGTTCAAGCCACAGAACATGCCGATCGGCGCGGGTATGTCTGCGTTTCTGCACGGACAAGAACTGAAAGACGCAGAGGGCAACGTTACGGGTTACGCGAACGGCTCGGTGAACTACCATGATCCTTCGCCGGTCGATACGTTCGTAGCAACGCGCGACACGCTCTATGGCGCGATGCTTGGTCAGGTGCAGCAGTTGCACGCGCTGATATCCGGCGATGCTACCGCATCGGGCAAGTCGCGGATTCAAGCTCGCGCGGAATTCGAAGCGTCGTTGGGCGAGAGTAGCGAGCCGTTAGGTGATCTGGGCCGATGGCTGCTCGAAACAGTCGCCGCGCTCGCAGCGATTTTCGCGAAACAGCCCGATCGCTACATCGACTTGCGTTGCGAGTTTCAGCCGATTGTGGACGCGGGACCGCTCGCAGCAGATGAGCGACAAGAGATCGTCAACGAATTTGAAAAAGGTGTGTTCTCGCACGAGACGACACTTTCCCGACTTGATAGCGATGACGTGGACGCCGAACTCGCGCGAATCGAAGCGGAAGAGCTTGCTAGCGCTACATCTATGCTCGGTCCTGTCGCGACTCAACCAGGGACGCCACCACGCGCAGGCGAGCTACCACCCCCCACACCGACTCCTGCTCCGACCGTTCCGCCGATCAAGAATGAGGCTGCGTAATGTCTGCTTCGCTGCAAGTCCCGCTGACGTCGCTCTTATTGCGCACCGACGCGCAGATCGAGACGATGTACGGCCCCTACGTCAAAGGACTGGTGCAGCAGATACGCAAAAACGCGCGCTTTTTCCAGAATGGGACACCGCCTGAGCAGTTGATCGAAGCGCTCATACAATGGTCGAATAACGCACTAGGGCAGATTTACGGAAAGACTCTCGCGGAAGTCGAAGCGATGTACGAAGTGCCGGGAACGATGGCGAACCTCACTGCGCAGTCGGTCAACAACGGGGCACGAGCCGGGATCGAGCCTGTACTTACGAACGCGCAGCGCGTGCTCCAAGCGGTACAGGCGGTAGGTGTGGGTGCGCCGACGTTCACTGAGATTATCCAGTTTCCCGATCTTGCGACGTCAAAAGATTGGATCGATCCTTCGGGAAACAAGCTCGCGCAGCGTATCTTGCAAGTCGGTCGCGATTCGAGCGGGCAGATAGAATCGGTGCTGCGTTACGAGATGAAAAACGGCATCGATCCTGATCTGCTGACGAAGAAACTCCAAGCATTTCTCAGCACGCGCGGCGATAAGTCTCGCAAAGGTAAGCCGGGAGGATTTGACGGTATACATCAAGCGCGCAGATTGCTTCGCACCGAGACAGCACGAGCGCACGGTATGGGCGTCGTTAC